CGTTCCACGAGTCGCGAAGGCGCGCGGCGGCCTCCTTGCCGAGCGGCTTCGGGGACTGGATCACCACGCCAGGCGTCGCGTCGTTTTTGAACAAGCGCCCGGCGTACTCCTGCGTCGCCTGGGCGATCCCGATCACGTCGCGCGCGTCGGAGATCACGGAGCGTCCGAGGATGCCGTCCGAGGAGAGCCCGCGGATGTGCAGGATCTCCTCGGCAGGGAACACGACCCGCGCGCCGTTTGGCCGCAGGTACTCGTAGGTGAGCGTCAAATCGTCGAGCTGGCCGACCGTCATCCGGTCAGGGTGCAGCGGGATGAGCTCGAGCACGCGGTCGCGATCGGCCCAGACGATCAATGCGAACGCATTACCGCGCAGGCAGAGGTTCCACTGCATCATCGAGCGGAACTCGAAGGAGGTCTGCCAGGCGTTCGGAGACGCGTGCAGGAGCTCGTACAGCGGATGCGCTACCGCGCGTTGCTTGCCCGTCGAAGTCCGCTCATATACGTGCAGCGGCAGGCTGGCGACGGTTTTCGAAATAACAGAGACCGAAGCGTGCACCGCCGCGATCCGCATCGACGACTCGGCCGAGACGTAGGCGCCGGAGACGGAGCTCGACCCGAGAAGGGCGGAGCGCAGGATCTGGTCCGGCGTCGACTTGCGGCTAAAGAGTCGGTCGAGAATTGACATCAGATCACCGTAATTCCTTGCGTTTCATAGACCGAGGGACGCACCTCGTCGACCGACGCGCGCGCCATCGCCATGAGAAGGCACACGATCCCGTCGATCTTCTCCGCCGACCGCCGCTTATCCGGCGCGAGGTTTAGGTTCTGGTCCCGCCGCGGCACGAGGTTCGAGGCGTTCCAGGTCAGCACCGGATCGCCGCCGTGGTGCAGCTTCTTCGCGACGTAGGCCCGTTCGAGCGCCTGGAAGCCCGGCTGAAACGACCGCGCGCCCTGGATGAACTGCACGAGCGGAAGTCCGGCGGCGACCAGTCGGTTCACGAGGTCGGTCGCGTTCCACGCGTCGTAGGCGACCTCGATCGGCCGGAACCGCGCGCAGTCCGCGAGGATGTCCCGCTCGACCGCGGCGTAGTCCGTGACGTCGCCCTCGGTCATCTGGATCAGCCCCTGCTCCATCCAGGACCGATACGGCACCGACCCGCGCTCCGTGCGTTGATGCACCGCAGCCTCGGGAACCCAGTAGCGGCCCCAGGTATAGAACTCGCCGCCGCGCTCCCAGACGATGCGCCAGGCGGTCATGTCCCGCGTCGAGGCCAGGTCGAAGGCGGCCCAGCACCGGGCGCCCTCGAGCTCGTCGAGCTCGACCGCACCGGAGCAGCGCTTCCACTTGCGAAGGTCAATCCATGCCGTCGCCGCAGCGGCCGGCCGGTTCAGGCGCTTGATCCGAAACTCGGAGAGCACGCCCGGCAGCTGCTTCGCCTCGGTCGCGTACTCGCGCAGCTTCTCGAGCGACACCGACACGCCGAGGAGCGGGTTCGCCTTGATCCACTTGCTCTCGTCGAAGTCGTCGTCGGCGTCGTCGAGCGCGTAGTAGACGGCCAGGAAGTGATCGGCTTCGACCACGCCCTCGAGCACCTGCCAGGCGAACTTGCGGACCTCGGCCCACGGGCCGGGGTTCTCGTAGCCCTCGGTGGTCGTGTACAGAAAAAGCGGATTCTTTCGAGCGCCCGTCGCAGAGCGTAGGACGTCGAACAGGTCGCGCGTCTTGTGCGCGTGCAGCTCGTCGAAACACAAGGCCGACGGGTTCAGTCCGTCCTGCGTCGATGCCTTCGCGTTGATCGGCTTAAACGTCCCGCCGTTCTCGTAGCGCGCGATCGCGTTCGCAAACGGCTCGAGGGTAAATGCTTCCCGAAGATCGGGGAGCTTCTCGACCATCCGCTTCGCGACGCCCCAAACGATGCGCGCCTGGTCGCCCGTCGTCGCCGCGCTGATGACCTGCGGCCCGATCTCCGGCTCAGTGCAGAAGACGTACAGCAAGATTCCAGCCGCAAGCGCCGACTTCGCGTTCTTTCGCGCGACCGCGTAGAGCGCCGTCGTGAATCGACGCGTCCCGTCCGCGTTACGAAAGCCGAACAGGTTGCAGATGAAAAACACCTGCGACGGTTCGAGCTTGATCGTCGGAGAATCCCAGACACCTTCGACGTGCGGGAGCTGTTCGATGAACCAGCAAGCCTGGTTTGCTTGCTCCGCGCTCCAGTTGAAAGTGCAGGACTTCTTCGGCGCTCGTTTCAGATCGTCGAGGAAGCGCTTCGCGGCAAGTCGTACCCACTTGCCTACCATCTTGCCCTTGCGATCGCTTGCGGCTTCTTCCGCGTAGGCGATCGCGACGGCGACGTAATCAGCCGGCGATGTCGGCCGGCTTGAGCTTCGCGAACTTGTTGCCTTCGTCCTTGTTTCCAATCGGCTTGACCTTCGATCGCCAGGCCGGCGAGAGCCCGAAGGCCGCGGCGAGCGAGTTGTACTGGGAGACCATGTGACCAGTCGGCGTCTCGCCCGCGGTCCAGAGCTGCACCATCTTTCCGTGAACGGCGCACATATGAGCGAAGGCCGAGAGGTCCGCTTCCGCTAACAGTTTGTTCGCGACCAGGATCGGCGCGAGGCGCTTCCACTCGTTCGCGGCGTGCGCGTTCGGCAGCCATTCGGGCGCCGACGGCACCTCATCGACCAGCGGCAGATCGATCCCGCCGGTCTCGACGCGATCTTTTCGCACCGTTCCCGTGATGAGCTTGAGATTCGCTGGCGTCTTCGGTGGCCCTGGCATAAACCCATTTCCTGATCTTGACCGTGCCTAATTTCGGGCACCCGGCCGGTCTATATCGTGTATCCCCAGGGATACGACCCGCCCTCCCCCTCGCGCGACTTTGTCGCGGCGGTCCCTCGGGTTGCGTCGGCGTCCGCGTGCGTGTGCGCGCGTCGGCCTCTGCGCGTTGCTACGTGCGCGCGGTTGCTTCGCTCGGTTCGTTTCGGAGTGCTGCCGCTTCTTCGCGCTGCTTGACGCTCGAGTGACAGTGAACGCACAAGCTCTGCAGCTCGCCCATGAATAGCGCCCGATCGCCTCGGTGCGGAACGATGTGATCCGCGACCGATGCGACGACGAGTCGTCCGTTCGCCTTGCAGAGTCTGCAGAGCGGCTCGGCCGCGAGGTGGGCCGCCCGACGCCGCCGCCATGAATGATCGTAGCCACGTTCGGCCGCAGTCCCCGCCCTAGCCTGGCGCGTTTTCTCTGCGACTTTTTCGTGCTGTTCGCAGCGCCATCGACCGCGCGGCACAAGCTCCTTGCAGCCTGGCGCGCTACACGGTTTCGGTGGCGCGAACGGCACCGTCAGCCGTTGAAGGCGCGGATCGAGACGTTTCGATTCAGCGTCTCGCCCGTTGAGAGCGTGGCCGTCGCTTCGAGCGCGTAGATCTGCCCGTGCGTCATGCCGGAGATCCGCACCGTCGAGACGGAGCCGGTCACGCCTTGCGGGGTGAGCGTCAGCCCGGAGATCGGCGTATACGAAACAGACGAGACCGTGGCGTTCCCGAGATCCGTCCAGTTGATCGAGACGTTTGCGGAATCGGCCGAGTCGAGGTGGATAATCATCAGTGCACCGTCGTTGATCTGCTGCCCGCTCGAACCGTGCCGCCCTTATTTTTGGCGACGCTAACTGTCGAAATTCGTCCGCGTATGGATACCTGCCGATATACCGGCGACTCGTAAGGAATCGCGAGCGCTTCGGCGTCGAGCGTAAGCGGCCCGAGCGTGGCGGTCAGGTTCCCGTTCAGGTCGAGCCGCGCGGTAGCCGAGGCGGTAAGCGCATCGAGCTCGCGTGCAAGCGTGCCGACGATCGGCAGCGTGGCGGCCGATCCTGCGGTCAGTGTTCCAAGCGCGCCGGCGAGATTGCCTGCGATCTCGAGCCGAGCGGTCGATGCGCCCGTAAGCGTGCCGAGCCCAGCGGAGAGCGTAGCCCGCAGCGCGAGGCGACCATCGGCGCTCGAGGTGAGCGTTCCGAGCGTGGCCGAAAGCGTGCCGGAGATCCCGCTCGTCAGTTCGCCCGTCGAGACGAGCGTCACCGCGTCGAGCGTCTTCGCGAGCGTGCCCGCGATCCGTAC